AAATCGAGAAACCATCCCACATACGAGAAGTGGAAGTGGATGCGGTTGACAGCGAAAAAGATTATTGGTTGGTTCGCAAGAACATGAAAGAACTTATTAAACAAGGTGAAGATGCCATTGATGGGATTCTAAATGTTGCAACGCAAGGTGATGCTCCAAGAGCATATGAAGTGGCCGCACAGATGATTAAAACTGTTGCTGATGTAAATAAAGACTTAATAGATTTACACAAGAAAGTGAAAGAAATTAATAAAGAAGAAGTTAATATCAACAATACCACGAACCAATCAATTTATGTTGGTTCTACCAGTGACTTGCAAGACTTAATCAATCAAGAAAGAAGTCGAACAAAAGCAATGACGAGTGATATTATTGATACAGAGATTGTAGATGAGCAATAAACAACAAGGTTATTTAGGAAATAAACAACTAAAAGAGTCTGGGATTGATATTCAATTCACCGAAGAACAGGTGGTTGAATATATGAAATGTGCCAAAGACCCTATTTACTTTATTGAGAAGTATATCAAGGTTGTTTCATTGGACGAAGGCCTCGTTCCTTTTAAGTTGTATGACTTTCAAGAAGATATGGTGCAAACGGTGCATGACAACAGATTCACCATTGCAAAACTCCCTAGGCAGTCAGGTAAGTCCACTACGATGGTTGCATACATGCTACACTATATTATGTTTAATCAGAATATGAATGTTGCGATCCTTGCAAACAAGCAGTCGGTTGCGAAAGATATTCTCAGTAGACTGCAACTCACATACGAATATTTGCCACTTTGGTTGCAACAGGGTATTGTAGAATGGAACAAAGCATCCATTAAACTTGAAAATGGTTCAAAGATTATTGCATCATCCACATCATCTAGTGCTATTCGTGGTGGTTCATACAACGCAATTTTACTTGATGAATTCGCACATGTTCCTACCAATATTGCCGAAGAATTCTTCAATTCAGTATATCCGACAATTTCCGCGGGACAAGAAACCAAAGTGATTATGATTTCAACACCAAACGGATTGAATATGTTCTATTATTATTGGAAGGGTGCGACAAAGAAACCAGGAGAATCAGGCAAGAACGATTACATTCCAATTGAAGTTCAGTGGGATGAAGTACCACAATATCCTGGTGGTCCATTACGAGATGAAAAATGGAAAGAAGAAACTATTGCCAACACAAGTGCAGAGCAATTCCAACAAGAATTCATTTGCGACTTCTTGGGTAGTCAAAACACTCTGATTTCTTCTGCAAAACTTCGCACAATGAATTGGGAAACACCGAAAAGCAAAGATGCTGATGGATTGTGGATTTACGAAGAACCCAAAGAAGACAGGGACTATTTCATCACAGTGGATACTGCAAGAGGGCAAGGAAAGGATTATAGTGCATTTGTTGTGGTGGATACGACTGAGATGCCATATAAACTTGTTGCACGATATAGGAACAATACCGTATCCCCTATGGTTTATCCCACCGTCATTCGTGCGGTTGCAACAAAATACAACACCGCTGGAGTTTTAATTGAAATTAACGACATTGGTGGACAAGTTGCAGACATTTTACATCAAGATTTGGAATATGAAAATGTATTGATGACCACATATAAAGGTCGTGCAGGGCAAGTGATGAATGCTGGATTTGGCGGTAGGTCAAAATCGCAATTGGGTGTACGGACCACTGTTCCTGTGAAGAAACTTGGATGTTCATTACTGAAAAGTCTAATAGAAGAAGACAAATTTATCATAGAAGATATGGATATCATTAACGAACTGATTACATTTATAGCAAAAAAGAACTCATTTGAAGCAGACGATGGACACACAGATGATTTGGTGATGGCATTGGTATTATTTGCGTGGATGACTAGACAAGAATATTTTAAATCATTGACAGATTCTGATGTACGAACGCAAATATATGAAGAACAAATTAGAGAAATCGAGGATGATTTAATGCCATTTGGGTTTATAGTAGATGAAGCAGAAGTGGGGGAATGGGACGGAGATGATAGGTGGTTTAGTGTTTAAAATGTTTGAAATTATACATATTTAGAAATAAAAGCAAAATCTAGAATTATATTTTGTGATTTAAATGAAACAAATTTGTTTATAAAACTAAAGGAATGATATCAACATGGCCAGACCAAACATAACAGTACTAGTAGATGATCAGAGTTTTGTTATACCCTTTACCGAAAGTGGCTCTTTAACAAGAGCGGGTATGATATCTCACCAGGGTCTTCTTCACGCAATGGGGACTACAGCAGAATATAAAACAGGACTCATGCAGATTAATTCTGTGAATGAGTGGTTGGGGAGATTGAACAGCACGGAAACACTTTCTGCTTTTAATGGAACTACACTTGAATATACAAACGATGACCAAGCAGACTCTACTAGAGTAGGTAAAATCACCGAATTGCCATTTTGGCATGAGGCAGGAACTACTGGGTATAGTGGGGGCATATTAGCAACAGCGGGTAATGTGTTTGCTGGTGGTACATATGGACGATGGCCATTGGGGCCTACAGGTACATGGAAAAATGAATGGTGGTCAGCACACAACTATCTACAATATGGTGGTGTGTTGATTGTTGGTGCTACAGGTTCAATTGAATATACTAGCATGACTAGTTCATCAAACCCACTAACAGATAAGCAAGTTCCACTTGATTTGGTGTTTGCAAATACTGGTGATTCTAACCCAGTTACTTTTGCTAGTAATTTAGCATCAACAAGACAAGATTGTATTGCAATCTTGCCTGCCGATGGGACGGTCGCAAACAGTTCAATGCCAGGTGGATATAATGCAGACGAATTCAATGTTGTAGTACATGGTTGGAAAAAGCACTTAGATGTTAGCAGAGGAATCCGAGAAGATGCACTTGACGACCTCATTACAACATCATGTGCGGCAGATGTTGCAGGATGTATGTCAAGAACAGATACAATAAAAGACCCTTGGTGGTCACCTGCTGGATTTAAACGAGGTCAAATTCTTGGTGTCGTTAGAATGCACGAAAATCCATCAGATGGACAAATGGATGTCATGTATGATGCCAAAATTAATCCAATTGTTACATTCCCAGGAGAAGGAACAGTTCTCTTTGGAGATAAGACATGTGCTGTCCCAAGTAGTACATTAAGTCGAATTAATGTTTCACGACTATTCATCTTCCTCAAGAAGACAGTTGGTGCGGCCGCAAGAGATAAACTCTTTGAATTGAACGATTCTGAAACTAGATTATCATTCATAAATGCAGTAACTCCACTAATGCAAACAATTAAATCAAGAAGAGGCATATACGAGTATAGAGTAGTGTGCGATGGAAGCAATAACACATCAGATATTATTGATTCAAATCAATTCATTGCTGACATATATATTAAACCGACGAAATCTATTAACTTTATTAGAATAAGATTTACTAATAAAAATACATCGGACCAATTAGAGTAAACTCACAAATAACGCATATATAGTATAGAAAAGTTATAAAGGAAATAAAGACATGGCAATAATGAATGTAGCAGAATTTAAAAATAATTTTGACGGCGGAAGTCGTTCAAATAGATTTATAATCAGTGGTGCAATACCCAAAGCAGGAATAAGCGATGTCACAAGAGGACAAGATGATATTAATTCTATTGTTGTTAAAGCGGGTTCTATGCCAGCAGTTACATTGGGCATATTAAGAGTTCCATTCAGAGGCAGAGTAGTAAAAATTCCTGGAGATAGAACATACGAAGAATGGACATTCACCGTAATGGACGGATTTGATGGAAATAGTGAACACCGAAATAGATTTGTCGGATGGAATAGTGAATTCAACTTACACGAACAAAATGTACCCGGCTTGTTTGGAAACCGCTATGGTCAAGTTGATTTAAACAGTGATTTGTTTCAAACATGGACCGTTCGACAGTTGGGTTTGGACGGAGAGAGTCGAAGAAAAATCAACTTACATAAGTGTTGGCCTGTAGTGGTTAGTGAAATAGCACTTTCGTATGATAATGCGGATACCATTTCAGAATATACCGTAACCATGGCATATGACTATCTTTCTGGTGATGGGACAGGTGAGGATGTTGATGGAAACCCGCACACCAGTGATGATGATCCGAGGCACGTTGAGTAAGAGTAATGCGTGGTATTCACCTGCACTTGTTCGCAAAATCCATATCGTTGGATGTCGATGTAGTTAAATTAGTGAAATAAGGAATATATTATGCCAATAGACATTTTTGGATTTTCAATAGGAAAGAAAAAACCTACTGATCCAATTGGACAACCAATAGAAAAAACCAACCAACCATCCTTCGT